CGTTGACCATGATTGTTCCAGTAAAGTCAGGATGGTTATCAGAAGCCTTACGCTCATTCTTGAAAAGACTTCCTGATCCTTCTTTTGGTGTATATGCCATGCTATTTCCCCTTATAAAATATCGTCAGCTACGGACTTCATTGTTGGACTAGACTTCACTTGTTTTGGTGCTTCATCTTCTGGCAAATCCTCGCCAGCGTAGATATATAAACCAATGCCATGCAGAGCAATCGCTTTGACTAAGCATCGTTGCATAGCTGTATTGACATCCATTGCATTAGGATTGGCAATCGGTTTATTCATATTGTTGATGATTGGTAACTGAGAAGTCATAGCTTTGCCAAAAGCATGAACTGTGCAGAAAACCATACCCGTATCGCCAATAGCGCAATAAGGCAATAAAGACCCATCAGGTTGTTGGAATAGTTTGTAATCCCAGCTTGCTGTAGGATCAGCTTGAAGCAATTGATCGGTGGCCCACGCCCAAGAAAGATAAGTAAAGCGACCTTTACGCTCGGTATGGTCGTTTACATTTAGTTTGCGAAGTTCCATAAATTTAGACATTAGAACCTCCAAACACATTACCAAAATCTTCAAACACGGATTGCAATAGGTTATTGCGCTTGTTGTTTGGCTTCCCACAAGCTGCACGAATAACATCCACATCGTCTTGCGACAGTTCTGTGCCGTATTCCATGTTGTCTAACGCTAATTCCAAGCGTTGCTCCATTTCGGTCATAACTTGATACAACTCATCCATTTAAATTCCCCTTAAATGTCATAGCGAAGTTGCTATATCTCAGATTGTAAGCAATTTGATAGGCTTGTCAATACCTTTGCAAAAATAATTACTTATGGTGTAAGATTCTTGATATGAAGCTAAAAATCACAGATTCGGCAATAATTGATCTGCTTGGGGGTACTACAAAAGTAGCAAAAATGGTAGGCGTTTCCCCTCATGCGGTATCAATGTGGCGAAAAAACAACATTCCAGCAGCACATTTTGCAGTATTAGGAGCAACTCTTGAAAAAGAGTCGCATGGTTTGATAACACGCAAGGATTTGTTTCCTAAGTCCTGGCATTTAATATGGCCAGAATTGGCTTAAAAGGAGCTTAAATTGATTGAAGATATGGTTAGTGCAAAAGAATTTATTAACGCCGATACCCCAACAAGAGAATCTATGCTGATTGATATGCTTAGAGTAGCTGATATGGAGATCAAATCTTTGCGTGAACAGCTTATGTTTGCCAGGCGTGAGCTAGAAGCTAATAAACAGCTTATTCATGCGCTTGGCCCTGCTGCCTTTTCAGGACAACACTAATGGAAATTTTAATCAAGAAAATTAAAGAAAATAAAGACGGGTCAGCCGAAGTCCATGTGCATTACGACAAGGAAGGATTACACTTTCTTGTGCAACAAGGAATGACCTGCACTTTGGTGGAGGCAATAATGATGGAGCGTAACGGAAAGATGTTTCATGTTTCAAGCGTTTTGGACACCATTCCTAAGAAAATTGTTGTAAAAAAACAACAAACAAAAAAGAAATAAGTTGTAGTAAACTTTATGGACAGGCTAGGGTCATACCCGAAAAGTCGATTAGTCACCGATCTGCCATGTCCACCCTTTTGACTACCTTTGACAGAGGAATGAAGTGAATTTTTACCCTTTCCATATTGGCGATTATCTTGCCCACACAAGCCATTTAAACGATAAAGAAGACCTTGCTTATCGAAGAATGATGGATTGGTATTACTTAAATGAAAAGCCTTTTCCACCAGATATTGAAACAATAGCTAGATTGGCAAGAACCACTCCCGAAACAGTAATTATGATTTTGGGCGATTTTTTCTATGAGGGTGAGGATGGTTATTACCATAGCAAGCGAGCTGATGAGGAGTTGGCCAAATACAAAGCTATGCAAGATGGGGGTCGCAGAGGGGCAGAAAAGAGGTGGGCAAAAGGTAGCGATAGCCCCCCTATTCACCCCCCAATGCAAACCAAGAACCAAGAACCATTAACCAAGAACCATATAAAAACACCTGAAGGTGTATCTGATGATTTATTTAAAGATTACTTAGCAGTTCGCAAAGCTAAGAAAGCTAAATGGACTGAAACGGCTTTTAAAGGATTACAGAGGGAATCGGATAAGGCTAAAATGTCACTCTCTGAAGTTATGCAGATGTGCTGTGAGAGGGGTTGGGCGGGATTTAAAGCTGAATGGGTAGCGGAGTCAGTTATTATACAAAAGAAGAATCCGTTAATAACTAACGACCAGATTGAAGAAGCCTATAGAATTGAATGTGGTAAAGACCCTAAATTGGCTCGTTTTAACAGCTATTACGAAATGAAGGATTATGTCATCAAACAGCGGGAACTCCGAGCTAGAGGCGATACATAAGGCTGGAGTGCGCCAACTGTGTAAATGGCGATCAGAGTGGGGTCTAGCAAAGTTTAGAAAATATATTTCTGAAAAGAAAATATCAACAGAATTGTTGCATGACTAGGCAATACAGTATCAATTAGGAAACAGGGGGGAATACAAATGTTGGAAAAAACCATTATTGCAGCAACCGGGCTTGGATATTTGATGGTAGGCGTATTGCAATTACGCAAGGGTGCATTTCCTAACGCAATTATTTGGTTGGGGTATGCGTTTAGTCAAATTGGCCTTTGGCTTGCGCTTAAATGAGAGTATTGGTTGCTTGTGAATACTCTGGTAGGGTTAGAGATGCGTTCATTAGGGGGGGCACGATGCTATGAGCTGTGATTTAGTTCCTACCGATGTTCCTGGGCCACACTATGAAGGTGATGTAATGGACATCATTACAGATAATTGGGATTTGCTAATTGCTTTTCCACCATGCACTTATTTGACATTGACAGGCAATAAATGGTTTAAGCCTGAGTTTGCAGATCGTTTTCCTGAAAGACATCAGCAAAGAAAAGATGCTATTGATTTTTTTATGAAAATAGCAAATATGCCTATTCCAAGAATAGCAATAGAAAATCCTATAGGAATTATGAGCAGTCATTACCGGAAACCAGATCAAATCATTCAGCCGTGGCAATTTGGTTTTCCTACTACAAAAGCTACTTGCTTATGGCTCAAAGGATTACCCTTATTAAGGCCTACCAATATTGTAGAAAAAGGCGAAGTTGTTATATCTAAAAGTGGCAATAGAATGTCAAAATGGTATTATGAAACTTCTAAGTTACCTCTTAAAAATGGCGCAAGGGCCAAAGCAAGAAGTGTAACTTTTCAGGGGGTCGCTGATGCTATGGCAGACCAATGGGGAAAAGAAAACTATGAAATACAGATGGAGTTGCTATGACTGAATACGACCCAAACAATGCAGTAGAGTTTATTTATAATAACGCTCCCAAGTATGCAAAGGCAAAAGGCCAGTTAGCCGAGCTTGAAGCATATAAGCATAGTCTTAAAGCAATTAAGATGAAGCAATCTAGTGAACAATCACTAGGGGCGCAAGAGCGGGAGGCATATTCTAGTCCTGAGTATCAAGAATTATGCAAGGGTATTGGAGCAGCCACCGAACAAGCAGAAGTATTAAAATGGCAGTTAGAAGCAGCCAAGATGAGATGGGAAACTTGGCGCACAGAACAAGCAAACAACAGACAAATAGAAAGAGTCACACGATGAACGATTATGCAGACATTATTCTTAAACTTAATTCCTTCATCAAAAACTATCACAACGCTGTTCTTAAAGGTAAGTATTCAGATGCTTATGTAATTGCTTGTTCTATTACAGAATCAGCACAACATTTAGAAGATTGGACTAGCACAAAAAGTGTCCACTAATCTTAAAGTTTTGCCAATTAAATCAGAAGAAGCTAGTCCCTGGATTCTTAAAAAGCATTACGCTAAAAGACTTCCAAGCATTAGCTATGCTTTTGGTTTATATGATGGTATTAATCTTGTTGGCGTGGTTACTTATGGAATACCAGCTTCAAATAGCTTGTGTGAAGGTATTTGCGGAAAAGAATACAAAGAATTTGTTATTGAAT